CGACCAGATGCGGTTCTGCACAAGGCTGATTGCGGTGTTTGCAAGTTCCAGCGTATCTCGTGGCGTAAGTTCAGGCGGAGTAATCTCAATGCGATAGTTGCCATTGATGATCATTGCGACTGCTGGGTCATTAGCCTCCCATACCTTTGCAGCCAACTTCCATACTTCCTTGATCCACTTGTAGAACAACTTGCGCTTAGCAGCAATGCGCTGCTCGTAGTTTGCAACAAGCGATGCGATAGCACGCGACGAGCCGAGAACGGCTGACGGCGCAACACCGAGGAGCAAATCGTTGAGACCAGATACAACTGCAAGTTCGCGGTCAATGCGCTGATTGTATTGCTCAATCTGCATATTAGGCATGAACGGCTGAATTGGCTCAATGCGGTTGCCAGCACCAGGTGCGGCGATGCGACCTGGCTTCGGGATAGCGTTGGATGGCACTTCCTCTGGTGCATCCTGCCCAACCAACTGGAACATCTGTCCGCCAACAACCTGCTGAATAAACTGCGCAGCCTGAGTAATGCGTTCGTCCTTCTCACGGAGCAACTGCTCAACGTCGTAGAGTTCTGGCTTGCCATATGGCGACCCAGGAATGCGCGAGTTGATTAGCGGAAGATACGGAAGTTCGCCGTCATACTCTGGTCGCTGCTCGTGCTTAATAAGTTTATTGCCAACAAAGACTGCATTCCAGATCTGCTCTTCTTTGCCATTCTCTTCATTGACTGGTTTCTTGTACCAGTAGTCGTAGACGGCAACCTGCATTCGCTCGTATGCCGTATCGCGTCGGTCAACAGTCCGCTCAGCAGCAGCGCCCCACGCTTGCACAAGTGGATCGCTATGATCGCCAGCATTGACGTATGGGAAGTACTCGCTGCCATCCTTAACTGGAATAACATCCAGACCAAACTCATCCTGAACAGACTGAACGCTCAACCCGTAGTTGTAGATAACCCAGTCAATCTCCTCAAAGTTAGAAGACCCATAGCCAACAAACAGATTCTCAGGAGATGAGACGACATCAACCTTCGGCATACCCTCATCTTCATCCCACTCAATCTTGGCAGCGGTATCGCCATAAAGCGCCTTGTACAGGGCGGCATCTTCCATGACGATATCCATGTTTGCCTCTTCCCACCAGCGCATGAACAATCGCTCGCGAGCCTGAGCCTCTTCTCGGTCTTCTTTGGTCGTGCCATTCGGAAGATAATTGATAACTGGTCGGACAGCCTGCAATGAGGCGGGGATTGAAACATAGGCTGGGTGCGTGTTGACCGAAACGTGAACGCGACCACCAAGTCGCGCTGATTGGTCATCAGCCCAATGGTCTGCACCGCCAGCCGTGATCGTCCTCGCATGGAACAGATTATCAAAGCGGCGGAACAGTTGGCGACGACGTGCATTCTCAGAATCAACCTGCGACTTTCGGTGCAGGATCTCCGTGAGAAGTTCAACTCCAGCAGCGTCGTTGCTCGTTGAAGCATACTTTAGTTGGCGCTTGTAATCATCCTTGAGCGCAGGGCTATTGCGGAACTTGCTTCCACCTCCAGCAATCTTGCCGACAAGTGCCGCACCACGCTTTGCAACATCTAGTACCTGTGGATCATTTGTCTGCAGACTTGGAATATTCTTAGCCATCAACGCACTCCAAAGTAGTTAAACTCGGCATCTTTGACCGTAACCCCTGCGGTTCGTGTCGCGTGCCTCACAGCAACAGCGAGTGCCATTACTGCGTCCGTTTCCAGTTTCCGATCTTCCAACTTATATCCTAGTAGTTGCCTTCTCAATTCCAACCAGATCCCCGTCTTTGGAAACTTGATTAGTTCTTTATCTAGGACAGCCTTTAGGTCTGACAAGATCTCAAGTTTCTTAGCCTTAGTTCCAGAGAAGTCTACCTGTCTCAAAGGTTTAATAATACTTAACTCTTGCATAAACATCTTACCACCAAATCCAGTACTATCTACAATCGTGGTACAATGTGCCCCCTGATTATACAACAAATGATTCTCGCGTAGCATATTGACGAGGTTAATAAGAGTTTGACGACCAGATCGCTTCGTAGCCCGAACCCCTCTGATACCGTTCTTTTCGGTGTAGTCAAGGATGACCGACCACGTGGCATCAGAGGCTACGGCAGGGTCGCAGCCTTGTACATAGCGATGATCCTTTATCGGCTGCTCTTCATCCTCCACGCTGGCGCTGAACGCCTTCTCAATGGACTCGGCATGGAAATACGCTTCACGAGCCTCAATGAAGTACCCGTCAATGTTCTGGGCAATCAGGTATGGAACCTGCTGTCGGATAATAGAATCAAAGTTCTCTTGGCTAAGACCAAACCCAATGTTGTCGCGGGTGGACATTCGGAAAGAAATAAACTGGGCATCTCTCGTTGGGTTCGCTGGATTGCCCAACTCCCAAAGGTCGGCATAGTCATTGATCCCCTCCGTCGGAGTAGAGATGAAGTGCAACTGACCACCAGTAGACAGACGGCGGAGATTGAGAACCTCTTGGTAAATGATCATGAGATTCTGATCAAAGGCGGCTTCGTCAAAGGAGATGCCATGCATATCTTTGCCGAGAAGCGCCTTAGCCTTATCCTGCGTGGTGCGGAAGTGGATGCTGCCGCCGCCTACAGCCTTATTAAACTGATACCAGAGATACTCACCACGGTGTTTCTTATCAAAGGTAGCGATCTTCCCCATCTCAGCGAAGAGGGGGGCTTTACGACCCTTCTGCGCAGGGTGAATACCTTGCGTAATCATGGACAACTCACGAAATACGAGTTCTGCAGTCTCCTGCTGAATCCCGATGTGGAACCACTCATATGGCTCCTTCAGCCATCGGAGAGCGTCTTCGGTATCCCCTGGGGTTGGCGGTTTGACTCCGAGTTTGTAGAAGACGGAGTGGAAGATAACGCACGCCATGGCAAGGGTCTTTCCAGCACGGTTACCAGCAGAGACGACAGTAGTTAAATACTTTGGCGACCAGCCGTTCTCGTCACGCTCAACGCAGGCAAGCGCCCATCGCTGCTGACCTGGGTTTAGTTTAATACCAAGGAATCGTTCAGCAAAGAAGACTGGATCTGTCCTCCCAGCCTGAAGATCTTCTAGAAGACTAGACACAAAGTTTGTGCCTCCAGATGAATCGGCTTGATCCACTTGCGCCAGCAAAGTCCTTGAGCATTAGACGAGTCGCGTCCTTCATAGTCTCAATAGTCTTGCCGCACCCAGCACAGGGCTTAGGTGTCCAGAATGTTGGATTAGGCTTTGCGCTTGCGAGTTTTGCGGGCTTCTTTCCTGCCATGGTTCTCCTCTTCCTCTGTAAAGTCTGGCAACGGTAGCAGTTCTCCTAACGGAGTAGAAAGGGAATCTGCCCCTCTCTCTGACTCCACGTCCCAGATATTTGCAACCACATCATAGACCATAGTCCCAAGTGATTGCTCAAGTACGTCAAGCAGGCGCTCAACGCCAGCATAGTGAATATGGATTAGTTCATGCGCAATGATACGCCGCTGGCTCTCTGGTGTCTCCTTCCAGAAATCTTCCGATAGTCGGATCGTCGCTTGCCACAGGTTTGTAGAAACCTCAATGTCCGCGTACGAGTCGTCTGGCGGCAGACTCTCAGAAAGGTTGACCGTCCACTGCCGAAGGTTCAGCAATGGGAGAGCAGAGGCGATATACGCCTTTGCCTTGTCCCTCTTGGTCATAGCCCCTCCTAGGAGTTATCCGCGACGCTTCTTACCACCAAGTTCGGCGGCAACCAACTGCGCGATGGCAGAGATTGCAGCACCAGACAGACCGCCGACTAGCGCACCCTTGCGAGTTGCAGACTTGCGGGTTGCATCCCGTCGGATCTGCTTTGCGGTATCCATGAAGGCATACTGACCTTCATGCGAATTCAACTTTGCGGCAGACTTCTTGTAGTACATATCCATCTCTGCCTTGGTCATCCCAGCCATGCGCTTTGACCCAGCGTAATCCGTCACGCCACCTGACTTTCGGCTGGCTTCTACAAGACCCTTGTATACTGCCATTTTTTCTGACTTAACTCGTGGCATCTTTGCGTACTCAGAATCATAGATAGACTTTGCTGCCTTGCGGGAAAGTTCGTTTGGACTCTCGTTCTGAATGTTATAGGCTGCGTTATACGCTCGCTGCTTTGCAACACGTGATTCAATATTTCGGTTCGCTGCAGCAGCACCAGCACGTCTCCCAACGACTGCACCAAGTCCTGCGCCAGCAAGTACTCCAGCGGCAATACCCTTACGGCTGATACCCTTCTTCTTCTTAATCATCTTAGCCACGTCGCTTCTCCTTATTGCCCACTAGGTGGGACGCAAACATTGCCGCGATACTAAGCGCTCCGCCTAGACGAGCAGCAGACTTATATGCACGACCCTTTGCAATCTTTCCAATGGCGGATTCCGCGTTTCGGATTTCTGCAGTACGAAGACCGCCAGACTGACGAGCGTAGTCCTTAGATCCTGCCTGATACATACGAATCTGCTGACGCTCATTGTAGACTGTCTTAGATGAGGTCGGGTTCTTGCGAGTTAGATACTGATCCACTTTGCCCTTCTTCTCAAGAGAATCGGCAATTCTGCGATCCCGAACTGCGGTGCGCTTCTTCAGACCAGTTTCATTCCTAAACTTTCGTGCAGAAAGTTTTCGTGCCTCTTTGACAGCAGCGCGACGCGCTTCAGTAATATCTTGCATCTTGCGCTTGGCAATAGAATTTGTATTGCGAGCCAATTCGCTAATTGGCTTGCGCTTTTCTCGCAACTTACGAGCCTTAGCAATGTTCACACCAGCCTCATGACCAATGCGCTTTGCTTCCTTGCGAGCAGTAAGGGCAGCCTGTTCATCGCGGCTAATTGAATGCCAGTAGTTCTTCATTAGTGGGCGAAGTTTTGGCTTAGCCTCTGCAGCCAAATCGCTAAGAAGACCCTTTCCAAGGCGCTCTGCGCGAACCTTCTTCATGGTCTCAGTTGGATGATACTTAGCAACCATGCGCTTCTCAGAAGTATTCTGAGCATAGCGAAGTTTCTTCTGAATTGCCTTTCGCTTAAGGCGATCAGTCTTTAGGATTTTATCCGCAGCGCGTTCAAGCGGACGATCAACGCCCTTCTTGACTTTGACCTGTGCTTCTCGTTGCTTCCTAATTCTTCGCTTATAACCCATCTGCAATCTCCATATTTACTTCATGTGCAGTTCCTTCAATAACTGCTACGCCGCCAAGTACCTGTGCCAACATAATCGTCAGATCGCGATCAGTAGATTTTTCATTCCGCCGATCAATGATCTCTTGTGCCCTCAGACCTTCTGAAAGCGTGGGCATGATTATACCATCTTCCAGCATTAGATTGACCTGGTTGCGTACAAGAGTTGCTAGATCTGCGTCCGTCTTGAGCGTTTTTTGCTGGCGCTTCAGAACTTCGGCAGCCTGCTTACGGGCAGTCTCGTGCTTGTCAATAAGATGCTCACGCTTGTGGCGACCAATTGTTACACGGCTGATGTAGGCTCCATTTTCCTTGAGCCATTCGGCAATCCGCATATCTGGCACACCCTCCTTGATCTTCTTGTTGATTGTCTCAACAAGCGGAGATCGGCAGGCGTGGCAGCCCGTAAGAACGGGAGCCAGTTCAGACATTACTTACTAAGACCGTATGCCTTATCGTCTGGGTTTAGCGCACGTACGATCACATTTAGTGCCGAAGCAAGTCCAGCAGAAATGATGACGCGGAAATCCCCACCTGAGATATCTAGAATCGGAATACCCAAGCCGAGCGCAACCGAGATTGACACGGTTAGGAAGGTTCGGACTGCATCCAACAGCATCTCGTCCAGTTTGCTATTCAGTACAACATAGTCAATAGCCGCTTTAATCTTGTTCAACATTCCTTTTACTCCTTTTGTTACAACAATTGCCGACTCAGCCAGAGCCACAGTATCAATAAGGGTCTTGCCATAGTTAATCTTAACAGGTTCTACCGCAGGCGTTTCTAGGATAACTGGGGTCGCATCCCCTTTCTCTACTTTTCGTGGCTCTACAGGCGGCAAATCAGGC